TTATCGGAACCTGGAATACCCAGTACAGGTATAGAACGCTTGCGAATGTAATCCAGAACATAAATATTGTTATCCATATCGCAAGCGACAAAAAGTATAACACTATAGTCAACATCCCTTCGAGTAGAGTCAGTAGCAGGGTCAACACCTGCGAAGACATTAACTGGTCTAACATCTCCATCTACAACTATGCTTGATATTCCTGTTTCTTCATCATGTATAAACTCACCATCCCAATATTTAATATGTTCTCTTGTAAAGATAGAGTCCTCTTCAGATTGAACCTCCATCATATACTCCTGGTAAAACTTTTGCGGGGTGCCGCTGTCGGAGTAAAATTTCTTTTTTCTCTCCATCTCTTCTTTGCCAAACCAATCAGGCCAAAGAGGGGTGCCATCTTGCATTACAGCTTTGTAGGTTATCACTTTCCAGCTATACGGTTCCGCTTCCTTGATCGATTGTTCATATCCCACTAAGATACGCTGGATAAAGCTGTCATAATGCACTGGAGTCCCATTTATCCTAAGTCTTCCAGTCTTCGGCTCCAGCGCTGGGAAGACTACTGCTGTCACAAGATTTGATATTTTTGCCCTGGACTCTGGTGTGATTGTATTATTCTCATCCTCGAAGTCATCCAAAACAATAAGATCATATCTTTTATGAAGCTTGGCACCACCCCTGATACCTGATAGGTTAGATTTTGATATGAGCTTAGTACCGTTTTTAAGCTCGATATCATCCTCTGTCCACTTACGCCCTTTTAAATTCCCAAAATAGTATCTTACCTTTTCATTGTACTCAATATGGTATTTGATATAATCCAAATTGGGTACCGAAATCTTTGAGCTGGCAGCCACCCATCCATAAAAAAGAGGCTCTTCCGCAAAGCAAAAATCATGCAAAATACTGCATTTAGTCAAAACTGTCTTGCCATGACCCCTGGGCAGTATTACCGCCAGCTGTCGTACATCCAAATCGTTGATAGCATCCGCTACCTCGTAATGGAAAAATGGTGTTTCAGATCGAGTATAATCATCAGGTAGGAAAAGTTTTCCAAAAGCGACGAGATCATTCTTGGCTAGTTGAAGAGCTTTTTCTTCTTCCGAAACATTATGGAGATTAATATTCGCCATAATGAGTAGTTTTTGGGACATGCTGCGCCTAATTGCAACAAAAAAATACAGTTACTGCCATATTACTGCCACTTTTTGTTCCGAAAAGGGCTATATTTGGTAGATATTAAAGTTGGAGAGAAATTGTTCTAGGAAAGAAAAAAGCCTTATTTCAAGAAGAGAAATAAGACCTTAGAAGACTGTCGGAACGAGAGGATTTGAACCTCCGACCCCTTGAACCCCATTCAAGTCGATTATCAACGAGGTATTTATCTTTACTGCCACATTACTGCCATTTCATGCTTAAAAAAGGTTTATTCAAAGATTATGCTGGAAACATTTTTTATCGTAAGCAAATTGCTAAAAAGCGATACTGCATCCCCGCACATACTAAATCCGATCGCACTGCTAACAGCCTGGTACACAGATTGGAAGCACAGGTTATCAAAATGCATTACGACACCAATCTGCATAAATTAAAACCAATTACCTTTGCTAAGCTTAAAGAATTATTCCTCAAATCTAATCCTAACTGGCCTGACACCACTAGACATGCCTACACCTATTCTCTAAATAACTACGGAAGGGATGATCTCAGTATAGAAAGTCAGAAATTTATCAACCGCCATGTAAGAGTAGCAGTAAGATACGCAATAAACAATAACTATGATGGGGAGCGTTATATGCCAAAAGGCAGTTATTTATCTTCCCCAAGAGAAAGGGTAGCATCTCAAGTTGAGATAGAGAAGCTTTTAAAGACTCAGGGTAAATTTGGAAAGTTTATTAAGTTCATTTACTATACTGGCGTCAGAAGATCAGAGGCTTGTAGTATTCGTACTGAGAACTACAGGGATGGATATATAGATGTATGGGGTAAGAATGGGCACAGGTTAGTCAAGGTGACCAACCAGGCTAGAAAATGTTTAGATGATTTTGATTACAAACCTAAAACAATGACCAGAAGATTTAAAAGGCTTACTACTAGACTGGGAATAGAAAACCTACACTTGCATGACCTAAGAAAGACTTTTGGAACTAATTTTCTCAAGCAAGGAGGGACATTAACAGAATTGGCTACCCTGCTTGGAGATTCAATGAGAGTAACGGAAAGAAATTATGCCTTCTTAAAAGTGGCGGATATAAAGGACTTCAAGCTTTAATCACCAATGAGCACCGCTTCAACATAAGCTTCAGTCCCCCCTTCTACATACGCGTTCTCTGTATGCAGGGTGAATGAAGTTAGGGTTGCTGAAATGTATGGGATTGCTACCGCCTCTCCTGGAGCCAGCTCTGCATGAGCGAAAGCGCCGTATCTCACTTTTACATAGCCTGGGTCCCCTACCCTTTTAATATATTTTACATACAACGCTTTCACGCCCGTGCTGCTCGGCGCTGTTCCAGTAATATCCCCATTACCCACAAAGCATGCGCCGTTAGCCATTTGGGCTGCAGAATCAACAGAGATAATACCAGTAACCTTCATCGCCCTTGCATCGGTATAGGTCATACTAACAGAACCCCCTCCTTGCCCTACCACCTTGTCTGCCTGATACGATTCATAACTATTACCGTCTGCGTTGTCTTCAATTGCTTCTATGGCAGCGCTATAGCTGCCACTCATAACTAATTTATTTGCCATTGTTATCTCCTTGTATTAATTCTTTTGGTCTTTCTACACTTTCTAACGCTCCTTCTCCGAAGCCTCTAAATACTGCCCCCTCTATTTGGGTTATCTTAGTCTGGTTCTTATCTTCCAGATCCAGGATATCTGATAATTTGAATAACGCCTTGAGCTTAACATCATCTTTTTCTGCTGTGTCTGCTGTTCTTTTAATTTCTTCCAAGACGTATTTATCATTTATTCCAAGCTCCTCACATACAGGTTTTAGTTCGTCTTTCATAGTTTTTCTGATCCTCTCTGTTTTAAGTAATTTTGTAGACTGCTCTTTAGCATAATGTACATTTTTGGTCTTAAATGCTTTTAGATATGCTTCCGCTGGTCTCATTCCAGATGCCATAAACTGGCAGAATAGTATTTCATGCTTAGTTGAACTCCTCCTTTCAAATATTACTCTTTCTGTATCTTTCCCAGATATGGTCCATACATTCTCCCTTTTAGATGTATCCATCTTTGCATTCTTGGTGCACATAAAGGTCCCAGTGCAAGTGCCTACATAAGATCTGGTTTTAGCCTTTCCACGCCTGGTCTTCATATCACCGCGCCGTAAGATCTGGATTACACAGCCATCATCAGCAACTACCCAGTCCCCTATTTGTGCATTCCTCCAATCGTGAGAAATATAGGGTCCAGGTATTTGAGAATGATGTTCATAGAACTCCTCCTTACTGTCGTAGACCTTATGGAAGGTATTAGATATTTTATAGGTTCTCATTTATTCAAATCTTTATATAATTGGTCAAATTCTTTTTGTATTTCCACCGAAACAGAATCAGGAGCAGGTACTGTCCAATAGCCACCGTTGGGGAACACGATGATAGTTTGTGATCCATCATCAGCTCTATTTACCACCAGATAGATGCCTTCTTTCTCGCAAAAGGAATATCCTTCTGACATATCTAGCGGCACTATTTCCCCTGGGAATAAAACATCTGAGGAAACTTTATACCACCTATTGACATGGTCATACATACTAGGGTAATGGCCCTCAGCGCAGGTAAATAGACTGCTGCAACAGGCAAGTAATATCAGGGTTATTTTATGCATCTCTCGTACGCGCACGCATATATAGATATATATATCTAGAGTATATATAGATATATCTATTAATAGCTATTCCTGTAAAGGAATAAGCTTATCTATATATCTATCTATAGACACTACGCTTCTCCTATATCGTAACATTCTGATATCAACTTTAAGACCTCTGCATCAAAGTATAGGCTCATGTCTATACCGCCAATCTCTACAATACATTCTTCTTCGTCTACAGTTTCCATGACGTAATCCACACTATCTGTTTCGTCATCGTATGCAATAGTTAAATGATATATCTTCTTCATGTAAACATTTTATAGGTCATGCCATGCGCCGTAGCAAGATAAATCGAAAAAGGTTTCAAAATTATAGCATTTTGATATGTGGACTTTATATAGAAGGCACCCGCCTATCGGCGGGGATTCGAATATCGAATTCCGTTATTTTGAATTCATGTATATATTTAATGCAACTTTTAAACTAAAAGGAGATAAAGATGAAATCTTTGAAAGCAGACTTTTATGCTCTAGTAGAGTCTTACTGGAGAGCCTTTCGTAATGCACCCGCTCGTAGTGAGTATGTCTATGGTACTCGGACTAAATCTAAGTTCGACATCCGCAGAGAGTTCAATCAGAATTTGAAAGAGCTCAAGCAGATAGCCAAGATGTACCACGATGATGAGACAGTAGCATTGATAGAGGTTAGACAGAAAGATGAGCTGGAATCGCTTAAGAGTGAGATTGAAGACGATCTTGGACCAGAGGGAGAGTAATATCTCCCTTTTTACCCTATGTATGTGTTATCTACCTATAAACTTTATCTATCTACCAACGTAAGGGAAACCCCACAATCTTAGGGAGCATCCTACAAGTAATAGATACCATTGTTTATTAACTGTAACTCATACTAGCACCTAGAATCATCTTTAAGGGGTCTAGTTAGCTTTCTTTGGAGCTTTTATTTGTAGTTGGATACTTATGTCCACTTACATATTATAAGCCTTTAAAAGTTCAATTTCCAGAAACCATACAAAGGAGGTATCATGCGTAAGCTAGATAACCCTAAAATGGTTAAAGCCGAGATTGGTGTTGATGTCAATGGTAACCCTGTTATTTATGAGATCAATGCCAGTACTTACTGGGGATGTATGGCATGTGATGCAGAGTTTATCGTTGATGAGATTCCACCGTCAGATGATAGATTGTGTAGTCAATGTCGTAATGATCTTTATAACAGTATCATCGGTTTGACCTAAAGATATATGCTGGGTATAGTATACCTGTATCCAGCTATATTAATGTATTGTATGGTACACTTATGTGTATTTAAATTTCTGTATCCAGAGCATATGTAAAGCTGAGACACTGGCATGATGCTTCCAACAATACTAACAGCCCAACAGCGCTAACGTATACAGCTGAGGGACATATTCAGGATACAATAGCGGGTGAGTGAAACGGATATATAAATCACCGCTGGCCTCATAAGTCAGAGATAGCAGGTTCGACTCCTGTACCCGCAACAACGATGGTCTCGGCTCACAACCTGAGATAAACTGCTTAATAATTTCTTATAGTTATCTGGTGGGAAGACTCCATTAACAGGTAA